GTATTCTTCTTCGTCTGGCATTTTTAATGAAAGATTTGCTTTTCTTAATCCTCTTTCAAAAGCAGCGTCTGAATTAACTACTTTTAATCCCGTGCCTGCAAATGCACTAGCAGTTACAAATGTTTTACCAGAACCAGGACCACCTGCAAGAAAAAATGCCTTGAATATACCTGGATCGTAAACACCCTCGTTGATATATTGTCTAATTGATTCTAGTGTTTGTTTCATTATCCTTTTACCCAATCTTTAGCAATTGTAAAGTTTGCTCTACTAAATTCTAATCTATCAACAAGTTTAACTGCACCTGCTTTTCTATCTACTGCAACAAATCCTTCTGGATTAGTTACTCTATATCCGTTAGGTGTTCTTATAAAATGACCTATACTTTGTATCTGCGATAACTTTTGTATAAGAAAGTTCTTTGCATTACCTAAACTTACGTGTGAAGCAATTGCAAAATACAATGCACTTCTATTTTTATCTATAAAATTTAATCCTGTTTTTAATGCTTCTTTATACTTTTCTTTACCTTTGTCAGTTTTTCTGGCACTAATTTCTGCTCTTAATATCTGTTCGTAATATTCTCTAAACATATCTTGTAAAGTTTTAACTTTTGCCATTGAGTTACCTTTACTATTTTTTATGTAATAATTAAAAAATGATTTTAGTCTAAACCCTACTGATAAACTATCGTTTGATTTCATAACATTTAATAAAGGTGCAGCCTTGGCTAAGGAACCTTCTGCCATTCTTATCAATGCGTCAAATCTGGATAACTCGCCAGACGTAAATGTAGAAGAACCAGATGTATCTGTATAACCTGCACTTGCTAAATAAACTGCTGATGAACCACCACTACCTTTTATTGTTCCAAATCCTGCTGTTAATGATTGCATATTCTTACCTGTATAGTAAGTATGAAAAACAATACCTATTCTTGCTCTTACAATTTGTCTGCCTAATTTAGAGTTCATAGGTACTGCGTATGTAATAGTATTAGGTGTAAAAGTAATCATCTTTTCACCGTCAATAACAGCAGGTTTTAGATCGCCTTTAGTAAATAGTAAATCACCTTGATAGATACCTCTTATGCCTAATCTTTTTAAATCTTTTAAACAAGCATTTAATTTAAGAGCGACAGGACCAGAATGATTTTTTGATATATCTGCTGGTGTGTAATTTATCTTTGGTGTTTTATTGAAGACTGATTTTGTACCGACAAAGAATTTGCCGTTTTCTGGATTGATACCACAAATTATAGCAGGTGCACCGTCCCATTTAACAGACATATTAACACGTCCGCTAGATGAACCAGCTAGCATATTTCTAACTGACTTTAAAAAGTTTACTGCGTTTTTGCCACCCTCTGAGCCACGATTAATTATATCGTCTTCTAAATGCTCAAGGTGTGTATTTTTTTCTGTGGTAATGAAACCTTTAAAACTAAACATTTGTTCTCCAATTTATCCATTAATATAATCACTTTTTCCATATAACTCAATAATACTATTTATGTTATTTTTTAACTCCACCATACTGCAATTTTAACATATTAAATTTACCTAATTTACCTTTAGGTTTATCAGGTCTAAATCCACTATCTGATCTAATAGTCATTTTTAAAGTTAACTTCTTCTTATTACTCATTAAATCTATAAACCATTCTTGTACAGAATTGTTATTTAAATATGCTTTAACTTTTGTTACCTTAGGTAAAAATCTAGGTACAGGATCACCTAATTCTCTATAAGTTTCTCCTACTGCTTTAATTACAATTAGAGGAACCTCTTGTTCTTTTTGTAATCTAAACTCTTTTCTAATCCATTCTTTAGTTGCCTTAACATTCTTATTTACAATACCAGCAAGTTCTTCTCTACAAACTTTAGTCATTACTTGATATGCTTTATCAAAAGGATTACCTGGTTTATCACCACCTGATCTAGTCCAAAATGCTAACAAAGAATTTACCATATCTTTATTTGTTGAAGTTCTTTCTCCACTTGTAACATAGTAATTACTTTCATTTACAGATTTGGGTGCTTTAATTTTTGAGTAAACTTCTTTCCACAATCTTCTTTTTAATTTTGCCTCTGCTGTAGAGTCAACTGATTTATAGTAAGGTTGTCTTAAAGTTGTACCTACATATGTGTTTAATTTAGGTTCCATAGATTTATCTAAACCTGCTTTTAAACTTACACCTGTTATGTCTTTATTTTTATGAATTAAGAATACATCACCTGAATGATTTTCAGGAACACCAGCAGGTTTTTTTCTATAACCCCAAACAACATAATTGATAGGATTTTCTGCGTGTGTGTCAAATAGATAGTTTGTGATGGCATAAGCATTTTGAAGTTTCACCTGTTTCATTTTAGGTTCAATTTTTGTAAATGCTAAATCAATATTCTTTTTACCTGATTCTCTATCTTGTCCGTCTAGGTATGCTTTATTACTTTTATTATCATAATCGTAAATAAAGTCCTCTAGTTCTTTTACATTTGTTGGTTTTTTATTTTTAGTATTAAACCATAACGCTGGAAATAACTCGGTCATAGTTGCTGTGACCGTTGTCTGTGCTCCGCCTTGTAAATATGCTACTGCCATAATTCTCCCTTATAACATATTTATAAGAGAGTGTCAAGCCCGAATATATAGAAATGATGGTATGCCACCGTTTAATTGAAATACACGGTGTTTATTTTGAAAGTCTGCTAGTTTTTGTGCGTCTTCTTCAAAAAAATATTCTGCAACTATTTTTTTGTGAGGTTGTTCTACGACTTGCCATAGTATCTTACGACCTTTCTTTTTCATCTTAACTTTATAAGATAACTGATCGTACTCTTTATCCGATTTAGGTTTTCTATCACCTCTATGGAATCTAACTTTTTGTTTCTTCATTTTTTTTAAATGTTGTATTAAATGCTATTGATATTCTATTTTTATTATTTTTGTTATTGACAACATAATGTACTAACCAAGATGGAAATAGAATTAAATCACCTGTTTTAGGTTTTAGTAGCATTGTGTTTGATGTAAATGTATTGTACTTATCAATAGTTTCAGGAAACAATACAAATTCGTGTGCCTTATTAGGATTAACAAATTCAATTGATGTATCATCATCTGTTTTTACATAGTAAACACCAGAGAACATCATACCAAAAGTATCGTTATGATTGTGTGGTATAGAAGTGTAGGGTGTACTGCCTACGTTTAACCAAGAATTTAAAAGTTCTTGTCTATAATTATTAGATAGTTGTAAATTTTTATGTAGATCATTTGCTCTATCTACAAATACTTTAAATAATTCTCTTAATTCAGATTCTAAAAAATTAAAGTAGATTGATTTATTTTTATCCTTGTGTTTCTTATCTCTATCTAAACAATATTTTAAAATTTTTTTATTATCTACTTTTAGACCTTCTTCAACTGCTAAAACATTTGTAAATATATTTTGTATTATCATATTTTAAAATCTGAAAATTTATCGTAAGGGTCTTCTTTTATTTCAGGTTCCTTTCCTCTATCTACTATGTTTTGTGCTGTGTTTTCTACATCATACAATTTCATTTTAGCTCTATCTACACCTACAATAAATGATCTATTCATAGCAGGATCATTATATCTGTTCTTTAATTGTTTAACTTTCATTTGACCTAGTTGTTCTAGTTCTTCATTAGACATAAGAGCAAACATAAAGTCGGCAGTAGCAGGCAAACCAAAACTTTCTGACGTATCTTCTAAACCAATATCTGTTGAAACGAAACCTGTTCTAGTTGTTTGTGTTGCACTAAAGATTGGTACATTAAACTCAACAGCAAGACCTCTTAATTCTTCAGCAATTGCCTTGATATAAAAGTATGATGATATATTACCACCTTTAAATCTAGCACTAGCACATATGTTTAAATAATCTATGAATACAACATCTGGTCTAAAACTTTTCTTTAATGCAAGTTCATTAAACAATGATCTAAAGTGACCACTATGAGCAGACGCCGTTGGATATTCTTTAATGATTAATTGACCGTTTGTTTTGTTTTTAACTTTTAGTATTTTAGAATCATATAAGTCTTTTGGCAATGCGTGTAAATCATCTATCGTTGTATCTAATAAGTTTGCGTCAATTCTTTCAGCAATTCTTTCTTCAGCCATTTCTAAAGTAATATACAATACATTAAGACCTTGTGCCAAATAAGCACTAGCACAATGACACATAAACAAAGACTTACCTACACCCGTACCTGCAAGAGCAATATTCAAAGTCTTACTAGGCACACCGCCTTTTGTAATCTTGTTGAAGTAAGATAAGTCAAATTGATATTTCTTTTCTTTAGTATGATAGAATTTAAATCTAGCGTCTGCGTCTTCTATGTAATCGTGTCCGATATGATTGTCAAAACTAACTGCTAATGCGTCAGCAAGAATACTAGGTATTGCCTCTTGTGTTCTCTTTTGATCTTTACCATCTAAAATTTTAATACCGTCTAATACTGCATTGTGAACAGCACGGTCTTTACAAAACTTTTCAGTTGTATCTAACAACCATTGTTGTTCAACTTCTTCAGCATTAAATGATGTAATTAATTCTTTTACAGACTTTAATTCTTCTTCGTTTATATCTTTACGATAACCTAATTCAATTAACAATGATTCTTTTGTTGGTAAGTTTTTATACTTCTCAACAAAACTATTAATCTCTTGGAATAAAATTTTTTCTTCTCTTTTAGTAAAGTAAAGTTCTTTAATAAAAGGTAAAGTCTTACGAGTATAGTCCTCATTAAAAATGAGGTTTCGTAATATTGATATTTCTATTCTCTCGTTATTGCTGTTCAAAGATAGCGGTGCCATTGTTTACTTGATTCTCCATTATTTCAATTAGTATATCTCCAATATAATCTATAAAGTCTTGTTTGTCAATGTTGGTTTCGTGTGGATTAAAAATAATGTCGTAATCAAACTTCATAGGTAAAGTACCATCAGGATTTTCTTCTTTAGCAAATCCTACTTTACCATACTTGTAGATAATACCTTTGTACTTTCCTTGTAATAACTTTATACAACTAAAGTCATCACCATCTCTTTGTACAAAAGCGTATTTACTTTTCT